AGTATACGACGCTCTAAAGCATAATAGAAGGTTGTTGATATCCCCAACTGCTTCTGGAAAGTCTCTGATGATATATTCGATTGTGAGATATCACGTTGAGCGCGGGCAAAATACTCTGATAGTCGTTCCGACGACTTCCCTTGTAGAACAGATGTATAAAGATTTTGCAGACTATGGCTGGGACGTAGGTTCATATTGCCACAAGATATACGCTGGTAGAGAAAGGGAAACTAATTCCCAAGTTATCATCACTACCTGGCAGTCCATCTACAAACTCCCCCGAAAATATTTTGCTCGCTTTAACGTAGTTGTTGGGGACGAGGCACACCAGTTTAAATCCAAGTCATTAATATCTATAATGACAAAACTTGGAGATGCCAAATATCGTTACGGATTTACAGGTACACTTGATGGAACTCAAACTCATAAGTGGGTTCTTGAAGGATTATTCGGTCCCTCCTACAAAATCATCAGAACAGAAGAACTAATGAAGAAAGGGCACGTTGCTAAGTTAGACATCAATGTGCTTCTATTAAAACATCCAGCACATAAGTTTGAAACCTTTGAGGATGAAGTTCAGTACATTATCAACCATGAAAGACGAAACAAGTTTATTCGTAATCTAGCACTTGATCTAAAGGGCAATACTCTTATTCTTTTTTCAAGGGTTGAGGGACATGGGCAACCACTTTTCGATTTAATAAATAATTGTAGTGTAGAGCAGAGACACGTTTTCTTTGTTCATGGTGGTGTAGCAACCGAAGATCGGGAACAAGTAAGGGAGATTACCGAGAAGGAAAACAACGCGATTATTATCGCTTCATACGGAACATTTAGTACAGGTATCAACATCAAGAACCTCCATAATGTTATTTTTGCTTCTCCATCCAAATCTAGAATTCGGAATCTCCAATCTATTGGTCGCGTGCTCAGGAAAGGAAATAACAAGACAAAGGCAACTCTCTATGACATTGCTGACGACATTTCCTACAAGGCACGGAGAAACTACACACTTAATCATCTGATCGAAAGAATCAAAGTTTATAATGAGGAAAACTTTAATTACGATATTGTAAACATACCACTAAAGAATTAAATGGGCGAAGAATTTCATGCAGCAATAAAGCTGGTTACTGGAGAAGAAATATTTTCATTGGTCTGTGTAGACGAGAATGATGGTGACCCTATACTTCTACTGATGAACCCAGTGATTATGAAAATAATGCGTAATCACGTAGGGCAATATGTCAAAATAAAACCCTGGATGGAAATGGCTCCTGACAGTATGTACGTGATTAAGTACGATAAAATCGTTACTATGACTGAAGTAAAAGAAGAAAAGATGATTACCTTCTATGAAAAGTATCTAAATGATGAAGATACTGACTATGAAGAAGAAGGTAGAACTAAGATTACTGATAAAATGGGATATGTATCTTCAGTAGATGATGCTAGAGAAATGCTAGAGAATCTCTATAAACTTAAAGATAATAAAGAAAGCTAAAGCTGTCTCTTCAAACCTAACAAAGGTATTCTACTTATGATTCACTATGTTGTCAAGCCCTGATAGTATGGTATAATATACATAACGATAGTTTATTGAATAAAACAATGTTATGTCTAAAAAGAAATCAGAACACTACGTTAACAATAAGGAACTGCTTGAAGCATTGATCGTATATAGATCGAAAGTAGAGAAGAGTTTTATGGAGATCAATGGTAGAGAACCTACCAAAGCAGATAGATCTCAACATTGGCCAGGTAAACCACAGATTACTAATTACTTGGGTGAGTGTTTCCTTAAGATTGCAACGCACTTGTCCTACAAACCGAACTTTGTGAATTATATGTTCAGAGACGATATGATCTCTGATGGTATTGAAAATTGTGTTCAGTATATTCACAACTTTGATCCAGAGAAATCTAAGAATCCTTTTGCTTACTTCACGCAGATTATTCACTACGCCTTTCTACGTCGAATCCAGAAAGAGAAGAAGCAACTGGAAATCAAAACTAAGATCATCGAACGCACTGGTTACGATGAAGTTATGATGGTTGACGATAGCTTGCTTTCAAACAGTAGTTCAGAGTATAATACAATCAAGGATAATATTACTTACAAGACAAATCGTCAATGAAGGTTGCTATTATTACCGATCAACACTTTGGTGCTCGTAAGGGTTCCAAGTTTCTCCACGAATATTTTAAGAAGTTCTATGATGATGTGTTCTTCCCCTACCTGAAGAAGCACAAGATCAAGACTGTGATTGATATGGGCGATACGTTTGATAACCGTCGCTCTATTGATCTGTGGTCTCTTGAGTGGGCAAAGGAGAACTATTATGATCGGTTAGAGGAGATGGGTATAACTGTTCATACTATCGTTGGAAATCATACTGCCTATTATAAGGATACTAACTCTATCAATTCTGTAGATTTATTGCTCAAACAGTACAAGAATGTAAAAATTTACTCAGAATGTACTGAAGTTATGCTAGATAAATTACAAGTTTTGTTTATCCCTTGGATCAATGCGGAAAATTTTGAAAGTAGTGTCGAATCTATTAAAGTTTCAACTAGCGTTTGTGCGATGGGGCACCTTGAGCTCAACGGATTTAGAGCGCATCGCGGACACGTCATGGAAGAAGGTATGGCGTGCGACGTATTTGAGAAGTTCGATAAAGTGTTTTCAGGACACTACCATACACGGAGCGACAACGGACAAATCTTCTACCTAGGCAATCCATATGAAATGTTTTGGAATGATGTGAACGATCCTCGCGGATTCACTATTTTTGATACAGACACTTTGGATTTTGAGCAGATTGATAATCCGTATAAACTGTTCTATAACATCTATTATGAAGATACTCCATATCAAGTATTCGACACTACTGAATATGTGGGTAAAATTGTAAAAGTCATCGTTAGGAAGAAAACCGACCCTAAGAAGTTTGAAAAATTTATAGATAAATTATATTCCTGTGGTGTTCAAGAATTGAAGATTGTTGAAAACTTCACTATCCAAGAGAATGAAGACTTTGAAGTTGAAGAAACAGAAAATACAATCTCTATCTTGAATCGTTATATTGATGAGGCAGAATTTGATTGTGATAAGACGATCGTAAAGGGAATACTTCAGAAAGTATATTCACAAGCCTGCGAGGTAGAGTAATGTTTCTTCTAACTCTGAGAGATAACAAAGAGGACGGTGCCTATGCTGTTCAAAACCGCTATGGTGAGAAAGTCCTCTTTCTCTTTGAAGAAGAAGATGATGCAGAGCGTTATGCGATGCAGTTAGAAGACGAAGAAGAAGCATATATGGACGTTGTAGAAGTTGATGATGCACTTGCTATTTTGACCTGTAAGCGTTATAATTACAAGTATGCGGTAGTCACGCAGAACGATATTGTAATCCCTCCAAGACTAGATGATAACCTTCCAGAAGATTAGGTGGAAAAACTTTTTAAGCACGGGGAACCTCTTTACGGAGATTGACTTTCAACAATATCATACTAATCTTGTAATTGGAACTAACGGTGCTGGCAAATCCACTATGTTGGACGCACTGACTTTTGTTCTGTTCAATAAACCTTTTCGTAAAATCAATAAACCTCAACTAGTTAATGCAACAAACGAGAGAGATTGCCTAGTTGAGATTGAGTTTGAAATCAATAGTCGTCAATATCTTGTTCGACGGGGAATCAAACCTAATGTGTTTGATATTATAGTTGATGGTAACGCCCTTCATAGGGAAGCAGACGACAGTGCAATGCAACGTGTGCTGGAAGATAATATTCTTAAAGTAAATTATCGCAGTTTTACTCAAATTGTAATTCTGGGTAGTAGCACCTTTGTGCCCTTTATGCAGTTGACAACTGCAAATCGTCGTGAGGTTATTGAAGATCTGTTGGATATTCGTATCTTTTCTCTGATGAATAATATCCTCAAAGATAAGATTCGCACACAGAAAGAGCAAGTCAAGTCTCTTGATTTGAAGAAAGAAACTCTCAAAGATAAGATGAAGATGCAACAGAACTTCATCGATGAGTTGGAGAATCGTGGTAAGCAAAATATTGAAGGAAATAAAAGCAAGATTACAAAACTTATGAGTGAGGTTGATCAATACCTTCAAGATAATACTAAACTTCAAGAAGAGTTAGAAAATACTACAAAACAGCAAGAAGAAGTTGCAGGTGCAAGACAAAAGTTATCAAAACTAAACACACTTCGAGGAAAACTCTCCCAGAAAGTATCTGCTATTACGAAAGAGCACAAATTCTTTATGGATAATACGGTATGCCCTACTTGTACGCAAGATATTGAGGAATCTTTCCGGTTAAATAAAATTGACGACGTTCAAAATAAGGCAAAGGAACTAAAGGAAGGTTTCGACGAGTTGGAATCAACCATTAAGTTTGAACAACAGAGAGAGCGTCAATTCAACGACCTATCGAAGGAGATCACAAACTTAACGCATGGCATTTCTCAAAACAATACTCGGGTTAGCGGAAATCAACGACAAATCCGAGATCTTGAATATGAAATTCAAACAATTACCGAGAACCTTGCAAACCGAAATACTGAACATGAAAAGTTAGACGAATTCAAATCCAATCTCCAAAGTACAATTGAATACTTAGCAGATAAAAAACAAGAAATCGTTTATCACGATTTTGCCTATTCCTTACTTAAGGACGACGGCGTAAAAACGAAGATTATTAAAAAGTATCTTCCGTTCATAAACCAGCAGGTTAATCGCTATCTTCAGATGATGGATTTTTATATTAACTTCCATCTTGATGAAGAATTTAAGGAAACTGTGAAGTCCCCTATCCACGAAGATTTTTCTTATAGTTCCTTTAGCGAAGGTGAAAAGATGAGAATCGACCTTGCCCTACTCTTCACTTGGCGTGAAGTAGCGCGTGTCAAAAACTCTGTAAACACCAACCTGCTGATTATGGATGAAGTTTTTGACTCCTCTCTTGATGGATTTGGAACAGATGAGTTCCTTAAAATTATTCGTTATGTAATCAAAGACGCAAACATTTTTGTGATTTCTCATAAAACGGATATGCAAGATAAGTTTGAGAGCACAATTAAGTTTGACAAGATAAAAGGATTTTCACGTCGGGTTTCTTCTGATACTGAAGAATGATAAATACCTAAAAAGTATTTTATACCGATGGAGCATAACATTTACGAAGAGATGTATGAACATCTCTTGTCTGAAGGTCTGGAAGAAGATATTGCTACATCTGTTGTAAACAGAATGTATGAAAGAGAAGAACTTCATGATGTTGAATATATTGATGAAGGACTTTTTAGAGCAGCAACTGCCATCGGTAAAATGATGCTTAATGGTCCTGGCAAGAACCTTGCTGCACAGATTGGAACTGGTGCTAAAGCAACCAGAGCAACTGGTTATGCTACGATGAGGCAGGGGCAAAATCTTTTAAATCTGCCTAAATCTGCTGCTATGACTCGCAGAGGACTTCGTGCTGGATGGACTCCTGGTAAGGCACTTCCTGCAGGGACACCAGCAGGTATAAGAGATTCTGCCTTGAAGAATTTAACAAAAGGATCTAAATCTAAATCTGGTGGTTTAGTTGCTCCTGGAAAAGGTGGTCCCTTAAAGACTACAGGAAAAACTGCAGGATTGGGTCCAGTATCTAAAGTTGAACCAGTAACGGTTAAAGATCTTGGCGGCAGAATGTCTGCTGGTAAGAATAAGGCAGCAACTGCCGCTGCTGGATCAAAGGGATCTGGAATTACTTATCAAGGAACTCGTTCTGGTGGTCAACTTCCTGGTAAAGATGTTAAGGCACTTCCAGCTGCTGGGCAAACATCTACCAGAAGAAATCTGGCACAGCAAAAACTGGATGCTGCAGCAAAGGGATCTAGTTCAGTTGGTACCAGGTACAGTTCGCAAGGTGTAAGGCAACTTGGACCTGAAAAACTCTCTTCAAAAGTGAAGAGAACTATTTCTAATATTAGAACTGCAGTTGCTGGTGCTGGTGCAGCAACTGTCAAGGGTGCTAAGAAAGGTGCAAGTGTAGTTAATAAATTGCCTAGGGGTGCTAAACTTGCTGGTGGGGCAGCATTGGTTGGATTGGCAGCTGCTGGTCTTGGTGTGAAAGATCCACTTGCCAAGAAAACTGGTGAGTTAAATCTTCCAAAAGATACTGCACCAACTACACCTCCAGGTGGTGCTCTTGCTGATAAGAAGGATGATAAGAATCCATCAATGGTACCTGGAGGCACTAAAGGAACTGATTTTACAATTCCAACTTCTGCCTGGAAACCATCTGCTGATAAAGAACCAAATGTAGATTCAAGCAAAAAAACACGCGAGCAAGAGTTAGCAGACATCCGTGCTCAAGCAAAAGCAGATACAATTGCTAAAGGTAAAAAGAAACCATATGATATCAGAGATAGGGACATTACAGCGAGAGCACAATATGATCCAAGACTTAAGTCTGAGCGTGAGCGTATGAAGCGTATTAAAGCAGAGAGGAGAGCGGCGAAAGATCTGAAAAAAATGCGTGCAGAATCTCTTGAGCGTCAAGGAAGACTTGATGAAGCAAAGGTTCTTCGCTATGAAATTGATCAGATGAACAAAGATTGATCCAATCTGACAACTGTCCACTAGGGGGTCTTCGCACCTCCTTTTTTTGTATAATAGGTCCATACGCAACAAAGCAATGACCGTTCGCCACGAAATCAAATCTCAACTCGCCAAACTCCTGGCAACCGAGGACCTGGTGGTTGAGCACAAGAAAATTGAAACTGCCTGCTTCAATGTTCACACTCGCGTATTGACTCTGCCGATGTGGGATCGTGCAAGTGGGCAAGTGTATGATATGCTCGTGGGTCACGAAGTTGGGCACGCTTTGTATACTCCTGATAATGATTGGTTCCGCTCTAGAAATATTCCTCCCCAGTTTGTGAACGTGGTAGAAGACGTTCGTATTGAGAAGTTGATGAAGCGTCGTTACCTTGGTATCTCCAAAACTTTCTATCGTGGATATCAGGAACTTGCTGAAGAAGATTTCTTTCAGATTGCTGATGAAAATCTGAATACAATGAATCTTGCCGATAAGGCAAACCTTCACTTCAAGATTGGTAACTTTGTTGATATTGATTTCAGTTCTCAAGAAAGTGTTCTAATTGATAAGATTGCTAATACAGAAACCTTTGATGATGTTCTGGATGTTGCTGAAGAACTCTACAACTTCTGTAAGAAGCAACAGGAGATGAAGACCAAGACTGATGATCTTCAAATCCAGGGTGGTCAAGAAGGTGGTGAAGATCAACCTGAAGTTAGTAATGATCAGGATCCTGGTATTGAGCAACCAACTAATGATGCACCTCAAGACGAGTCTGATGAGTTTGGTTCGGAAGAACCTGAAGAAGGTGAATCTTATGGTGGAACTGATAATGATGATGAACCAGAAGTTTCCACGATGGATAGTCTGGAAGATGCTCTGAAGGAACTTGCTCGTAATGATGGTATAGAAAATGTTTATGTTGAAATTCCCAAGATCAATCTGAACAAAATTATCGTCAACAACTCTGAAGTACATTCTCGATTTGGTGAGTGGGATGAATGGATGGAAGAACATCAAGTCCTTGAAGAAGATATCTTTGGTTCCGTTGACAAGGAGTTTCTTCAGTTCAAAAAATCTGCACAGAAAGAAGTCAACTATCTGGTGAAAGAGTTTGAATGCAAGAAAGCTGCAGACTCGTATGCTCGTGCCACAACATCTCGCACTGGTGTTCTTGATTGTACTAAACTTCACACCTACAAGTACAATGAGGATCTTTTCAAGAAAGTAACCACTCTTGCTGATGGTAAGAATCACGGTCTTGTATTTGTTCTTGACTGGAGTGGTTCTATGGTAGATGTGATGCTCGATACTATGAAGCAACTCTTCAATCTGATGTGGTTCTGTAAGAAAGTTTCTATTCCTTTCGAAGTATATGCTTTCACCAATGATTATCCCCTTGTTCCTTTGAATGAAGATGATAGTCGTGGAATTCGTGATCTTCCTTACGAAAAGCGTGAAGGTCTGGTCTATATTCCTGAATGGTTCAGTATGATGAATATTTTCACTAGTAAGACCAAACTTAAAGAGATGGAAAAACAGATGAAGAACTTTTTCCGTTTGGCAAGTTCTTACCGTAAGTATGGATATCTTGCTGTTCCTACTGGATTGAGTCTTTCTGGAACACCTTTGAATGAAGCAATGCTGGCACTGCATCAGATTCTTCCTCAATTCAAAAAAGAGAACAAAGTACAAAAAGTTCAGTGTGTTGTGATGACTGATGGTGAGGCAGCACCTCTGAAGTATCATCGTGAGTTCCATCGCCATTGGGAACACGAACCTTTTATTGGAACTAGTTCAATTCACCATAATGCTTTCCTTCGGGATCGTAAAACTGGAAATACCTATTCTCTTGATTGTGAGTGGTATGAGTTTACTGATGTTCTTCTTCGCAATCTTCGTGATGTGTTTACTGATGTGAACTTCATTGGTATTCGTGTTCTTGAACCTCGTGATGCCAATAGTTTCATTCGTCGTTATACTGGTTGGAATACTGATTCTTTCCTTAAAACCCAGAAGATTTGGAAGAAAGAACGTGCATTTGCACTTCACGATTCTGGATATCACACTTACTTTGGACTTTCTGGCACCGCTCTGTCTAGCAACTCTGACTTTGATGTTGATGATGGTGCTACTAAAGCAAAAATCAAATCTGCTTTTGCTAAAAGTTTGAAAGGTAAAAAGATGAACAAAAAAGTATTGGGAGAGTTTATTGAACTTATCGCTTGAATAAATAAGTGTATAGAAAATCTATTAGGCGATGAAACCTTCCCCAAGACAATTAAAAGAGACTAAAGAGATCTATGAAAAGGTCGTAAAACACCTCATTGAGGAAGGTTATGCGACCGACGTAGATTCCGCAGATTCCATTATCAGTGGAATGAGCGATCAATGGTTCGAGCAAATCCAGGAGAACTGATAAATGGATAGAATTACAGGAAAAGAAGTACAATCAATGATGGAAGCATATGCTTCTGTCTATATTAAAGAAGAGGTCGATCAAGAAGTAATTTCTGAAGAAGTTGAAGAACTTGACGAAAATCGTCAGAATAGAGCAAGAGCAATTCGTGCTGCAAGAGAAGCAGAATCTGCTGAACAGGATAGACTGTATAGAGCAGGTGGTGGAGATGCCAAGAGGCAAGAAACCAGACAGATGCAGGGTGCTAGTAGAGCTAGAGTAAGACGCCCTGGAATGACTCGCGATCAAGTCATTGAACTTGGTAGAAAGAATCTTGCGGCTAAGGCTTCAACTTCAACTTCAACAGGAACTGCACCTGCTGCACCAGCTAACAATGCTGCTGCTTCAAAAGCACCAGCACCAAAACCTGCTGCTAATCCAAATGTAACTGCTGGTGGTACGAAGTTTGAAAGAAGACTGCCCACTATGGCAGAATTGAGAGCAGCACAACAGGCTCGTAGGGATGCTCCTAAAGTTTTATCACGCTCTGAAATTGAAAATAGAGCAGTCAAGGCGGGTGTAAACGCTGGTAAACCTGCTTCAGCACCTGCTGCTAATACTGCTAAACCTGCTGCCGCTGTTGGTTCTGCTGCTAGTTCCGCTGCTAGTTCCGCTGCTAAACCTGCGGTAAGAACTGGAAATATTAATCTTCCTACTCCTAGACCTAGACCTACTGGCGCAAGACCAATGGGTGCTCGCAACAGAATGAGAATGGAAGAACTTGATATCTTTGAAACCATCAAGCAATATTTGGTTGATGAGGGTTATAGTGAAGATGAAGCACTCAAGGCAATGACTATTCTTACCGACGAAGAAAGAACCGAAATTCTTGAAGGTTCTTGTGGTTCTAAATCTAAAAAGAAAAAGAAAGGAGGCTACGGCAAATGAGTAAGTTTGGAGATTTACTTAGAGGCGGAGCACCCGCTCCCAAGGTTGAGGCAGCACCTGCTCCTGAACCTGTTGTAGAGGAAGTTGTGGGCTCTCCCATTGTGGATGAAGATACTACAAATTATGAAAAGTTGATTGAAGAAGAAACCTATGAAAGTGATGTATCATTGTATGATATGTCTAAAAAAGAACTTGAAGAGTATGGTAGAACCTTGGGTATTGAACTCGATAGACGCCATAAAAAAGAGGATCTGATTGAAGAACTGAGAGAATTTGAAACCAACAACGGTTGATCCACTTTCCTAACTGTCCACAGGGGGTCTTTGGACCCCCTTTTTTATTGTATAATTACTTCAGTTAAAACAAACACCCCAATGGGATTGTCCAAGACCAGCATTATTGAATCACTCCAAGCAACTTACGGTGAATCTGTGACTGCCGCAGATATCCGTGCTTGGTGTGCAATGAATGACTGCAACTATCAGACTGTCTCTAACAAACTGACTGACTACAAGACTGGACGTGGTAAGTGGAACCTGACTATTCAAGAAAAACTTGAGCAGACTTATCAGGCACCCCCTGCTATGCCTGTTATCGAACAAAACCTCATTCCCCAGAAAGATGATTCCTTCGTCAAGTTTGGCAATTTTGGTGATATTAAAAAAATTATTGAGTCCCGTGTCTTCTACCCTACGTTTATCACGGGTCTCTCGGGCAATGGTAAAACGTTTTCTATCGAACAAGCGTGTGCCCAACTCGGACGGGAACTCATCCGTGTAAACATTACTATTGAAACAGATGAAGATGATCTCATTGGTGGATTCCGTCTTGTCAATGGTGAAACCGTTTGGCACAATGGTCCAGTCATCGAAGCCCTGGAGCGCGGTGCGATTCTACTGCTTGACGAGATTGACCTGGCTTCCAACAAGATTCTTTGCCTTCAATCAGTCCTCGAAGGAAAAGGTGTCTTCCTGAAAAAGATCGGTAAGTTCGTTCAACCTACCCCTGGATTCAATGTTATCGCCACTGCCAACACCAAGGGCAAGGGTTCTGATGATGGTCGCTTCATTGGCACTAACGTTCTGAATGAAGCGTTCCTGGAGCGTTTCCCTGTAACCTTTGAGCAGGAGTATCCTACTGCTGCCATCGAAACCAAGATCCTCAACAAACTCTGTGCAGATGAGAACTTCTGCAAGCGACTTGCTGACTGGGCAGATATCATCCGTAAGACCTTCTACGATGGTGGTATTGAAGAAATCATCAGCACCCGTCGCTTGGTTCACATCATCAAGGCATTCAATATCTTTGGTGACAAGGCAAAAGCAATCCAAGTTTGTGTGAATCGTTTCGATGATGAAACCAAGCAAGCATTCTTGGAACTCTACGATAAAGTTGATGCTGATTTCCAGATGCCCGTTGACGGCGAGGAGGTTGCCTGATATAATGACTAATGC